ACTCAATATTATGGGTGCACACAAAGGTACAAACGCTAATCATTTAGTTGTTGACTACTTTAACACGTTCCAATCTAGAGTGGCTGGAACTGGCGTAAGCGCGTAATACAAATAATTAAAGTGCTCCTTCGGGAGCACTTTTAATACGGAGAATCAAATGGGTTTTAAAAACGACATACAAGCTACTAGATCTGATGCTGCAGCAGGCGCAACAGCTATTATAGCGCCACCAGTAAGATTAAGAGGTATAATTATTGCTTCTGATGGTGGAGGCGCAGGTGTTCTAGAACTTACAACAACATCAAATTCAGGAGCAACTTTATTTCTTGCAGATATCCCAACAGGTGATGTAATTAATTTTAATTTTCCTGAAGATGGAATTTTGTTTCCAAAAGGGATTTTTTGTAAGACTAAAACAAATGTTACTGCATATACTCTATTAACAGACAAATATTCTGGTCCTAATTTAACAGCAGGATAGGAGGTCTAAATGGCTAACGTAACCTCGGGTACTTATACTTTTGATAAGAACCTTGGAATAGATGAAATTATTGAAGATGCATACGAACGTATTGGGATGCAAGGGGTTTCTGGCTATCAGCTTAAAACTGCAAAACGATCTTTAAATATTTTATTTTCAGAATGGGGAAATAGAGGATTACAATTTTGGGAAGTAAAAAACCAAAATGTTACATTAGTTGATGGACAAGCGGTATATACTTTTTTTAGATCCCCGAGTGATGGTACGTCAAGCGGCATTAGTACAACTTTATCTGCTGGTATAAATACAAGCGTTACTACAATTGGGGTTGCTTCAGTTACAGGATTGCCTACAAGCGGTATAATTATTATTGGAACAGAACAAATTACTTATTCTGGAATTTCTTCATTAAACCTAACAGGATGTGTTAGAGGCGTTAATGGCAGCACAGCTGCTACTCATAGTACAAGTGATGCAGTTTTACAATTTCCAATTGGTATGACCGATATTCAAGAAGCAGCTTATAGAGTTAAATCTACTTCTGTTGATACACCAATGACTAAAATTAGTAGATCTCAATATCAAGGTTTTTCAAATAAAACTTCTGAAGGTTTACCAAACCAATACTGGGTCCAAAGATTTATTGATAAAGTTACAATGACTTTGTATTTAACACCAGGTGCTTCTGAAGATGGAAACTATATTAATTTTTATTATACAAAAAGAATTGATGATGTAGGTGCATACACAAATGCAACTGATGTTCCTTACAGATTTATACCATGTATGATTGCAGGATTATCATATTACTTAGCTGTAAAATATGCACCACAAAGAGTTCAAGAATTAAAATTATTATATGAAGATGAATTGTTAAGAGCAGAAGACGAAGATGGTTCTTCTAATTCTACTTACATATCACCTAAAATATATTACCCAGGTATTGGTTAATGACTACTTTTTCACAAGGTAAGTATGCTTTAGCAATATCAGATAGATCTGGCATGGCTTTTCCATACAACGAAATGGTTAGAGAATGGAATGGTGCCCTGGTTCATATTTCAGAGTACGAGCCTAAACAACCACAATTAGAACCTAAACCTACAAGTGCAGATCCACAAGCTTTACAAAGAGCAAGAACTGCTAGAACAGAATTTCCAACAGAAGATTTTTTACCACAAGACCCTATTACAACTACAGCTGCAGATGCAACAGTTTCTATTTCTTTTCCAAATGGTGCAATGCAAGCAAATGATTTTTTTAGACTAAGAGATATTAAATCTCCAGTAGGTGGTGTTGCAATAACTACTTTACAATTATCTACAACTTTAAATGGTGCAATTACAGATTCAGCTACTACAATTACTTTAGCTGATGCATCAGCATTTCCAACATCAGGTTTTGTTGTAATAGAAAAAGTAAACAGCACAACAGGATTTTATGAAAATGAAGTTATTGAGTACACTGGAAAATCTTCAAACGATTTAACTGGATGCACGAGAGGAACAAGTGCTCCCTACAGAGGGGTTAGTCCTGTAAATACAACAGCAAGCTCACATGCAACTGGAGCAAAAATTTTTGGAGCTTATAAAATATCTTTTCTTGAAGAAACAGAAGAACTCGCTGGATATAATGATAGCAGTGGTAATCCTGCTCTTACAACAACCCAAGTAGGATTTGGTTTTGAACTTGTGAGTAATGCTAGTAGTACAGAAACAGGAGGCGGTTTACAGTGTACAGTTGGACCGATTAATGATAGAGGTTAATTATGTCAGGAGTTAAAAAATACGATTACAGCACATTAACTGCAGCAATAAGAAGCTATAGTGAAGTAGATAGTGATGTTTTTACACAAGCAATTATTGATGAATTTATAATGGCGGCTGAATTTAGAATCTATCAAGAGCTTCCTATGGACTCTGCTAGGTTTGTTCAAGAAGGTACATTAGCTGCTGATGATAATACAATTAATGCACCAGCTGGTGCTTTGTTTATAAGAGGTATAGAAGTATTTAATTCTACTTCAGCTACTACAGGTAACGGAAGTTGGTTAGAGAAAAAAGACCAAACATATTTATCAGAATATACAGATAGATTAACAGGGCCCGAAGGTGATAGGACAGCCCAAGATGTAACAGGTTTTCCTAAATATTATGCAATGTTTGGTGGTGCGGATAATACTACAGACACATCATCAGGAGGCATGTATTTAGCTCCTACACCTGACGCTAATTACAAATTTAGAATATATTATAACAAAATGCCAAACGGCCTTGGATCAGGCACTGGTTTTAATAACAACACATATTTAAGCACATATTTTCCACAGGGTTTATTATATGCATGTCTAGTCGAGGCTTATGCTTTTTTAAAAGGTCCAGTTGATATGTTGACATACTATGAAAATAGATATAAAAATGCAATACAACAGTTTGCAGGAATGCAGCTTGGAAGACGAAGAAGAGACGATTACACTGACGGCACTGTTAGAATACAAGTTAAATCTCCGTCTCCGTAACAAGGAGTAAAAAATTATGGCAATATCATCAGCGATTTGTAACAGCTTTAAACAAGAAATTTTAGTTGGTACTCACAACTTTACTGCATCATCTGGAAATAGTTTTAAATTAGCTATGTACACAAGTTCAGCATCTTTAGGTGCAAGTACAACAGCTTATAGCACATCAAATGAAATCTCAAATACATCTGGTTCAGCTTACACAGCTGGTGGAAAAGCACTTACAAGTGTTACTCCTGTTTTAGATGGTTCAACAGCAGTTTGCGATTTCGCAGATATTAGTTTTACCTCTGCATCTTTTACAGCAAATGGTTGTTTAATTTATAACGATACACAATCTGATAAAGCATGTGCAGTAGTTGCATTTGGTGGTGATAAGACTGTATCAAGCGGAACTTTTACAATTCAATTTCCTGCGGCAGCAGCATCAACAGCTATAATTCGAATAGCATAAGGAGGCACTCCTTATGTCCATAGCACAAACGTTCACAGTAACGGTAGTCAGCACTGGGGGCGGTAATAAATATTTTATTGATGGAGTCCAACAAGACACAGTAATGATCGGTGCAGGTCTTACTTATAAGTTTGATCAATCAGATAATTCTAATGATAACCACCCTTTAAGATGTTCAAGCGATAGTGACAACTCAACTCCTTACACTGTAGGTGTAACTGCAGTTGGAACTCCTGGTCAAGCGGGTGCGTATACTCAAATAGATGTTCAAAGTGGTGCACCATCAACTTTATATTATTATTGTACTAACCACAGTGGAATGGGTGGTACAGCTAATACAGATGGTTGGGGTCGTTCTTATTTTGGACAAGCTGATTGGGGAGATACAAATATTATTGTTGAAGGTTGGGGAAGACTTGGATGGGGAGCTCAAGCATGGGGTGAAGCACCTGGGGTAACTCTTTCTGGACAACAAGCAACTTCAGCAGTAGGAACAATTACAGCAGAAATTAAACCCGGTTGGGGTACTCTTGATTGGGGTGAAAATGGTTGGGGCAGCGTTGAAGAAGGTATAGAAACTTTAACTGGTCAATCTGCAACTGCATCTGTAGGAACAATTACTCCTTCTGACGTTGTAGGATTAACTGGTCAAGCAGCAACAACTTCTGTTGGTGCATTTACAGGAACAGGTGCAATTATTCTTTCACCTACAATTACACCAACAGGTCAAGCAGCAACAGTTTCTGAAGGTCAATTAAGTTTAAATAATGGTGCAGACCATACCCAAGGTTTAACAACATTAGTTGCAACGACTGCAATAGGTTCTATTAGCCCAGCAGATGTTGTAGGTATTAGCAGCGCTGGTGTCGCAACAACAGCAAATGGAACTATTACTACAAATGCAGAAGATTTAATTGACGTAACTGGAGTTGGTGCAACTTCTTCAGTAGGATCATTAACACTAGAAATAGGAGTTCCTTTAACAGGAGTTTCTGCAACGGTTTCTGTAGGAACAATTTCACCCGCAGACGTCGTGGGATTAACTGGAGTTGAGGCAATTTCTAGTGTAGGAAATGTTGCTCCATTAGGATATGGAGATGTTGATATTACTGGAAATACAAGTTATAATGCTGTTGACGTTACACACGAAACATCGTATACAGACGTAACACACGCAGCATAGGAGAACAAAATTATGGCTTCAACATACACACCTCTTGGTGTAGAACTAATGGTAACTGGTGAAAACGCCGGTACATGGGGAACAAAAACTAACGCTAACTTATCTTTATTCGAACAGTTAACTGGTGGCTATTCAGCTTTATCTATTGCAGGTGGAGCAGGAACTCAAGCGTTAACTATTGTAGATGGTGCGATTACTGGAACAGCTCAATTTAGAATGATTGAGTTTACAGGAACTATTTCTGGAAATAGAATTATAACTATTCCAAATGACGTAGAAACTTTTTATTTTTTAAGAAACTCAACATCAGGCGCTTATACAGTTCAATTTAAATATGCAACTGGTTCAGGCGACACTCATACTTTTGCTACTACAGATAAAGGTGATGCTATTTTAGTTGCAACAGCAAATGATGGTAGTAATCCAGATATATACAAAGTAGCAACTGGAGACGTAACTCTTACTGGAACACAAACTTTAACAAACAAGACATTAACTTCACCTAAAATTGGTACATCTATTTTAGATACTAATGGTAATGAATTATTACTATTAACAGCCACAGGTTCAGCAGTTAACGAACTTACACTAGCTAACGCTGCTTCAGGAAATGCACCTAGTATTACGGCTTCTGGAGAAACTAATGTAAGTCTTAACCTAGTTCCAAAAGGGACAGGTCAGGTTCAAATTAATGGTAATACAGCAT